TTGATCGTTTCCTCTAACTGGTATATAAAAATCTTCTAATATGTTTTGCATATTATATTTTAAGTTATATTCACCAGTATCTTGATCTACAAATGGGGTACGCTTTAATTTACTTAAAGTTTTTTCCATAAATGCATCTACTTCATTTGGAGGAATTGCTCCAACATTCATATAAAAAATACGTTTTTCAGGTGCACGTACAATTCTATGAATTAACATTGCATCTTCCATTAACGTATATTGCTTAAATAATTTTCTAGCTGGCTCAATATATGATCTACCGTAAGGTAAAAAGTTCATATCAGATAATAATCTAAAGTGAGCCATTTCATAGTTGTCAAATATTATTGAACTAGCTTGATTACCTGAATTTGGCACATTATAATAACCATATGTTGAAGTTGAAACACCTTCTGGCTCAAATCTAAATTTAACCTCCATTGGGTTATGATCTTCTCCTGTTTCAGGATTAGTTCCAATCTGTCCTTCTAATCTTTCAATATGAAAAGCTGTATAAGGTATTACATTATAAACACCAAATTTTTCAGCAATTTCTAATTTTAAGAAAAAATCACCATACTTACACATATTACGAATCCAAGGCCATAAATTAAATTCTATATTTAGTACATCATAGAATAAATTATATAATATTTTTTGTATATCTTCATCAGCTGATTTAATAGATAATACTTCACCCATATCATTTTTTAGTGTACTTTCGTCAGCTACAATATCTAAAGCAGATGCTACTATAGCATCCATATCCATTGAATCATATTCTGAATACAGTAAAGGACGCATAACTTGGTAGTTAAACGCATTTTGTTGTCCATATATAGATGTACCTGAATTTGTATAGATCCTATTAAACCTGTCTACTAAAGAATTATTATCTAATTCTCCGGTTTGCTGTGCTTTATTAACATCAAATACTTTAAGTTGATTACCACCAGCATTACGTATAATTACGTCAGTTGAAAATAATCTTTTTAGTCTTGAAAATAAACCTTTATCTGCCATTTTATTTTATATGTTTATAAATATTATATTTATTAATCTACTAACCAACTTACATCGTGGTCTTTACCTCCTATATTAACTTTATATGGATTATCCACATTACTACCAATAGCATTATTACCACCATAACCCCCACTCCAATTTACTTTATTACTTTTTACACTACCTAATGTTGCTCTTGCCATGTCTAAACTTTGTTGTTGAAATTTTAACGATGTGTCTCGTAGAAACATACCAATCCCAAATGACATAACCAAGTCATCATTATAACCACTTTGAGCCTCTGGTCTTCCATTACGCCAAATAAATACTTTCATTTCTTCAAGCAAACGTTTTGAACGAATAACTACGGATTTATCACCAACAAATTCTCTCATTTTATTAATACAAAGAGGTCTTGTTCTCATCGACATTGTAAATCCAGGTACCATCTCACTACTACCTTCATATGCTCTCAAATATGATTCAGCTGTCATTTTATCAGTTTTAGGTGACTGATATAAATTTCTATATCCTCTTTCCCTAATTGCATCTAATGTAGCCCATCCTATGTTAGCATTTTCTACTACTAACATTGCATTATTATATTCAGTAGCTAATCCAGTTAAAAAATAACCAAATTCTTTAGGTG